CTACCCGTCCGCCTTCCCGTTCCCCCCATCCGTCACCGGCGGAAGGTACATGCTATTGATTGACCCATAGCCGCCATACGACCCGACCCCGCCGACCCCTCGCCCGCCAAGATACCCGAAGGCATAATCCAGGACCCTGATTGCATCCAGCTTCCCGGTGAAGGAGTACCCGAAAGCGGCGAAAATCACGCAAAACGCGATTTTATCCGCCGGCTCCCATCCCGCGAAAAACCCGGTCAAAAGGCGCTCCGCAAGCCCAGGCTCCGCCATTTCAGGGACCCACCTTATGGCTCATCACGACACCCCAAGCCCCCTTCACGACTTCCCAAACCGCGACCAGGAAAATCGGGACGGCAACGCCGATAACCGCACCGCGCCCCCTCGAGAAGTCGATGTACGCCTGGTGGGCATCAACCGATTCGCGCAGCGCCGCGCAGACCGCGCCCCTGCCCTCGCATCTCGTGTTGACGACATCCAGCTTCTTGTCCGCTTCCGCGATCCTTTCGGCGAGTTCCTCCAGCTTGTCCTCGACCCTTTTCAGCCGATCGTCCAGCGCCTTGTTGTGCTCGGAAAACTCCCGGACAATCTGATCCGCCAGCCACCGCACCCCTTCTCCCAGCTCCTCCGGAGGATTGGTCCGCACGTTCTCGATTTCGCCCTGGCTGTTCATGCCGCGAACTCCTTGCGGAACGCCTGCTCAACACTTGCCAGACGGTTCAGCCATCCGTTGAGAAACCGTCTTTGCGTCGGGTTGCGTTTCGCGATGCCCTGGTAGAAATCGCGACGGATGGCAAGGAACGTCGTCCCGAAAGGCAACAGTCCCGCGATGTTCAGCGCCTCCCTCAAAGCCCCATCCGTCACGGGTCCGAACCCGCCATCTTCCGGTATCGTCGGTTTCCCCCGGGAAAGAAGGATCCGGTTGATCGTCCTCTGGAGCCCCTTCACGCCGTTGCCGTTTCCCGAATTGACCGCCATATCGAACAGGATGAGGCTCACCGGCCATGGAACCCGCTCGCATCCGCTCGCCTCCCAGTACTGGCGCTGATAGATGGCGGCGACATGCTCCCTGGTCAAGCTCCTGACGTCCTCAGGAAACTCCGGGTGATACCGTCTCCAGGCGTTGAGGGTTCCCTGGGTGATCCCCATCATGGTTGAGCCGCCCCGGTCGCAAGGATCGTTGGAATACCCACCCTCGTTGCGCAGGATCAGATCCAGGGCTTGTTTCGGCATCGACAACACATGTCACCTCCTCTTCACAACAAAAAAGGGGACCCCGAAGGGTCCCCCTCTTCCAGCCTTATCCCCTACCAATGAACCGCCCGGATTGCCTGGACCTTATCCGCGTCCGAAAGTGCCGCATCCTGGGCGATTGCATCCACCTGGGCGGAAAGCGCCCTTTCCCTGGAAAAGCACCCCTGAACATGCCGCCGCACAAGCCCCGCGATTTGCAGGACATCCTGCGGCATCAGGACAACCCAGCCATTCGCGCCCTTCCACTCAATCGGCGTTTCCGGGTCCAGGGCCGCGGAAAACGCGGCTCCGGTAAGGAGCGCCTGGGATTCCCGGTCTGTCTTGATGGTCGTGCCATCGGGGAGAGTCAACCCGCCCGTTTCCTCGTTCCATCGCCAGCTTGCCAACTCTTCCAGCTTGTGCGCCTTCATTTCTTCCACGGTGATGCCTTCGACCCATTCCGTGCCATTCCATTCGGGTCGGAGCATATCCCAGGGGAAATCGAAGAAAGCGGAAGGGACCTGAACCCATTCTCCCCCACGGAAAACTGGGGTCATCCCCTCGACGAGGTCGGGTGGTTCCTGCATCGTTTCATCCGGTCCCAAAAGGACATCCTTTTCAGACACCGGAACGTCCGACTCCGATTCGATGATGTTAGCCAGCCGCCCATCCGGGGCAATTTTGTAATATCGGACAATCACGCGGCACACCCCATTTCAAGGCATATTTCCGGTCCGCCTGCGGCTGCATCAGGAACCTCCAACTGACAATAAGCGCAATAGGTGTCATATTGGATATTGCTATCCCCTGATTTGTAATAATTGTGGACGACCGTAACTTTGATTCTCAAGTCTGCCCAATTGGTGATTGCCGCCTTCTCCGCCGAGGTTAGCGTGTAGGTGCGGTTGGCAAAACTTGTCGTCAAGGACGATAATGTCACCCCTGCAATCAGGGTCGTGCCTTGATACAGCGATAGGGTTACGGTCCCCCTGCCACTACTTGAGGATTTGACATACCCGCTCAATATGACATCGCCTGCCCCCGGTGTTCCGGCGGGGTCCGTGATGTGCATCGTGGCATACCCCGAGTCATAAGTTTCTGATGCCGCAGGACCATAGATATACCCGGACGTGTACCCGGTATTAAGCAGGGCATAGGCGCTTGTCCCGCTTGAATACCGGATATTCGAATTTGCAACGTCCGAGGTCGGGATAAGAATTTGGCTCATCAGCCATCAACCCCGTCCGCGCCTCCGCTCGACACGGCATAATTCGTGCCATTGAAATAAAAGCAGAGGTAATAATGCTTCCCCGCCTTGATGGTCGTGATTGCCGTGGTCAGCCAATAGCAAGCAGCCGGGAGCGTGAGCGTATAATCTGACGCCCCGCCCACAAGATGCAAAACGAGATTCCCGGCTCCAGGCGGCGCGGTGAAAGTCAGGGTCGTATTCGCGGAAAGGGTCTTTTTTTGCTTATTGGAAAGCCCCCAATCCACCGTTGTTCCCGACACCACGACTTCATCAAAAAAAAGCCCCGTCAGCCTCTTCCTGGCGGTTGTCATGCCGCCACCCCCTTATCCAATCACGACAACCGTATAAGCCCCACTCGCCGGCGCGGAAGCGAAATACAGCTTGACCGTGTTCGCGTCGTACCGCTCAACCCCAACCTCGACCTCTTCGTAAGGGCTGGCGGTCAAGAACACCTGGACAATGACGTTTCGGCTTCCCAGGTTGTGCGTGACGGTCAGCGTGGTGCTCGACCCATCCCCAACGGTCGCGGAATACTTCGCCAAGGAAGCGGGAACGGTTGCCCAAGACCCATCGCCCCGCAGGAACTTTGCAGTATCATTCGGCGCCTTTGGACAAAACCCATGCTTTGAGGTCGATACATCTGCCGTGGTAACGTCCGAAAGGGAAAGGTCCGTCTCCACGACATTTGCCTTATATGCCATCGCCCCCAACCCAAGGATAGTTTTAACTTCCGCCAGGGTTTTCTTGACGAATGCGCCAGCCCCGCTAGCGACCAGAAAATCGTTCGCGGCGGTTGCAAGTGAATGTTCGATATAGGCGGAATGCGAGTGCGATATGGGAGCGAAAACGGCACTCAAGAAGGTGGACATCGCGGTCTTTAGGTTCGACCACGTCAGTCGCTTCATCGCGTAAGACGCGGCGGAATCAAGCAGGGGCACCTCGTCTGCATCGACCGGAGACGTTTTTTCAGAGGCTCCATGCACGAGCGACGCCACCTGAGCCGCTGTGCCGTTCGAGGCAGCCGTCAACCGCCCATAGGCGTCCACGGTAAAAGCACCCAGCGTATAGGACCCAGCCGTGACCGCGGTCGTCGCAAGGTCGATATTGTCGGCATTGACGACGATACGCGCTGAGCTTGCCGTTCCAACATCAATCGTGTTCCCGGTTTTCGTCAAACCCGCGCCAGCCGTAATCTGACCTGCTCCCGAGAACTGCGTAAACGTCAAGCTGGTCGTGTCAAGCGTAATGGGGGCGTCAGTCGTAAGAACCCAGCCGGAATCGGCATTCGTTGTGCCCTGTTCAACAAAAACGAACATTCCGGGGGTAACCTTCGCCGATGTGTTCGCATCGTCGGCCCTTGTCCATGAAGAGGACTGAACGACATATATACCGTTCTGGCTGCCTGTGGTCTGGTTTTTGACCAGAACCCGGTCGCCAGCGCTAAGCGCTATGCCGTCAATTGTTTGCGTTCCGGACAAGGTGATGTTCGCTGTCGTGGCAACCTTGACTGACGGCTTTATGTCCAACCCCTGAGCCATACCGTCCACGTATGCCTTGGTCGCGGCATCCTGGGCGCTGGCCGGGTCCGCCAGACCCGTAATCTTATGGCTCCCCATCGCCACATCCCCGGTAAAGGCTCGAGTGCCATTCACCAGGATATACTGCGTGTGGTCGTCATCCCCCAGCCCGGAAAGCAACCCATGGTCCGCGCCCTCCACCAGGAGCGCCTTAACCGCCGACCCATTCCAGAATTTCAGCTTTTTATCCGTGGAGTTATACCAGAAAAGCGCCTCATCCCCTGCGGAAAGGGAAGGGTCCGAACTCAAAACATGCGCCTTGACGTTTCGGATCTCATTCTTGTTGTGGTCATAAACGCAAAGGATGACCTTGACGGCTCCTGACAAAGCACACCACCTCCTAATTCAAATAGGCATCCCCGCCGAAAGCGGAGGCAAAATAGACCTTGAGGCTGTTCCCATCAAGATATTCAACTGCGCCATCGACAACGGTACCTGCGCTATCCACCACCATCACGCTAGGGAACTTCCCCAAGTTATGGGTGATGGTCCACTCCGCAGACGGGGAAGCCTGTTGGTGGTGGTAATACAGGTCCCCCGCTCCCGCAACGCTCAAAAAGACATCCCAATATCCGGTATTCGTGACCGCGACACCCTGACAAGGATTCGTGCAAACGTAAAGGCTCCCGCCCTCCCTGACGATATCGCCGGTGACATACGCGGTCCCGGAATCATAAACGCCCTTCCAATTTGCGCCACTCTCGCCCTGGGGTCCCTGCGTTCCGATTGCCATTTCCTGCACGACAACCGGCTCTTCAATAACCGTGACAACTTCCCCCGGCATGGTCTCATGGACAACGATTTGCTCCACGGACTCCAAAACGACAACCTGCTCCCCATCCTCCGAAACGGAAATAACGGTTGTCGCCTCCGCAACGTCCAAAATCTCTTGGGATTCCTTTACATCAAGAATCTCCTGATATTCGGTAACGACAACCGGGTCCGCCATTATGCCGCCCCCGTAATCCGCTTATGGACGATGACAGGACCGCGGAAAGGCTTTTCCACCCGGCCCCCGCTCGTCAATTCGACATCCCATGAGTGCGGCGTGTTATCTGTTTTCGCAATCGCTCCGGTAATCGCCGGCGTGAGGACGATTTTCATCTTGCCCTCGCTCCCATTGATGACCACCCCGCCATTCGCGGTCGTGAGGTCCGCCAGAAGGTTTCCATCCACGTCCCGGATTTGAGCCGCACCCGTGTACCCTGTCAGGTCGATAACGCTCCCGCCCTGCTCAAAGGTCCACTCCTTTTCATACGTCTGCCCCTGGACAAACTCCAGGGTTCTAACGGTCGTCACCCAAGACATTCGGCGGCTCCCCCCTTATCCCAAGACTTCCTCAATGGTCAAAGAAAAAGACCCGGTCAAATATCGCCGGGTCCTCGTCCAAATGCTTTCAGGCTCGAAATCCTCCGCCGAAAACCGCACCTTCACATACTCCCCCGTTTCCGGGTCCTTCCAAAGGAAAGGCTCATAAGCCCCCCTCCTGGCTCGCCAGAAATCCCGAATCTCGAGCATCGTTTCATAGGTCGTCCGAAAAATCAGGTTCCAGCGCCGCGGCTTCTTCCCCTTGTTATAAATCTGCTTCGCGCCCGACTCGAACTGACTTTCCGTTATACGGAAGCCTTCCTTTGGCAAGGTCGCTTCGGTGGGGTTCCAGGTGAAAATCTCCACTACCATCCCCCCTCATATTCGCGCTGAATGGCGGCTAATTCCTCGAAGCTTTCCGCCGCCTCCACGCGCTCCTGCAAGCCCCATTTTCCGTAAAGCAGGGACATCTGACGCTCGACAATCTCCGCCAGAATCCCCCTGGCAACCTCCAGGGGGACCCCCTCATGTTTCACGTTTTTCCAATCCCGGATAGTAAGGCTCCCCTGCCCCTTCTGCTCCGCATACCGGATGCCCCCATCCAGGAGGGTCGCATGTTCCGTCCCCACATTCATCCGCCAGCCCTGGGAACAAGAAAAGCCCTCTTTTTCAAGGGCTTCATGCTTTTTCTTGATTCGCTCCAAGTGCATCGGCTTCGCCTTCTCAGGGGAATCCACCTTGACCCACTCCCCCGCGGGGTTCTTCCACCACAATTCAGGAGCCATCAGGCTTCACCCCCCCCCTTAAAGGTCATCCGAAGTGTCATAAATCTCCGGGACATACTCCAGGCAAGTAATGGAAATCCTGCCTTCGGAATCATCCTCGACCCCAATTACCCGCATCCATTTCTCAACCCACCCCGGCAAATCGAAGGTGATGGCGATAACATCCCCCACCTCGACTTCCGCATTTTTCAGGGTCGTGACGAAAGAACAGTACCAATTGCAACGCTTCGCCTGTTCATACAGGTAATTGCACATGGCTTTCGCCTGGGCGCGGTTCGTGATCCCCAGAATGGACACCCGTTGCTCGAAAATGCCCCGCGCCTGAATATCCTCCCAATCCTCCAGGGAATAACTCGTCCGCTCCCAAGTCCCTTCTTCGTCTTCCCCATCGCCATCCACATACTCAACCGTGACCCGGTTCGGTATCTGGTCCTGATTCGATGACCAGTAGGAAAACGACCCCTCCAGGATGTCATCAGCGGTAATCAGCTTCCCATAGCTTTCCACCGGCGCATCCATTTTCAGGCGAATCTTGTCCCTAGCCACCACAAACGCCCGCGCCGGAGCGAGGATATCTTTCAGGTTGTCCAGGGTCGGCCTTTGGGCATCCACGGCAAGATTCAGGGTTATCCCTTCCTCCGCGCACCTGTCCGCAACCGCCGCAAAACTGTCCTCATCGAAAAACGCCTCCGGGATTCCCGCCCCATACCGCGCATTGGTCATGTAGTCATACGCGCACCATGCCGGCGAATTATAGGCTCCCGTGTCAGAAAATCCCGCCCAGGGCGCATCCGTGAGGATGTCCGAATAGGGAAGAAGCCCTGCCACAACCTGATTGAGGTTCAGGTAGGGAGTCTTGAGGGCAAATACGACCTTCGCCCTCCCGCTCGCCGGCAATAACTCCGAAGGCACGAAGAAATACAGGACCCCGGAATAATAAATCCCCTGGCTCCCTGCGTCATACGTCTTCCGAATCTCCCAATGCAACCGGGTTCCGTTCTCCAGGCTTTTCGTGAACTCTGCTCCGGTATCCCCGGAATCCCCGGTCACAAGGTCGAAATCGAAATGCGTTGCTGCTCCGCTATCCGGGAAAATCGAAACGGTTTCCGTATGGCTCCCCGCCGACACCTTCGCGAAAACAAACGGGACGCAAATGATTTGGTCCTTGCTCACATCGGAATAAGCCGCCGCAAGGATTCCCATATCATGGTATTGGTAGTCATACACCCGCCACTCGCTTTGGTCCCCCACCTTGACCCATCCGGCCCAATAGTAGTGCAAAAGCCCATCAACCGTGAGGCTTCCGCCCTTATACCCGGAATCTTCGGGCATCATCGCCTCATTTTTGAACGTTCCGGAACTCGCCTCCGACTCCGCATTAAGGTAAACCGCCACGGCTCCCTTCCCGGGATAATCAATATCGCGCCCATTCAGGACCACCGTGACCGTAGGCGTTCCCCGCAACTTCTCGCTCGCCTCCATTTTCAGGGCGACATATGCCAGGAGCGGGTAGGTGCATCCTTCCGGGTCATTTGCGCTCGCCGGCTGGTCCAGCGTCCCAAGAAAAACCTCCTTCGTGACCGTGGACAACTCCGCGGTCGTGAAATCGTTAATCATCACATCATTGGTGTTCACCGACTTGATAGGACCTTCCGAAAGCCCGATATGCTGGTACAGGATGTCCTTTGAATCATCATAAAACTGCTGGTAGAAGATATTCCCCGCAATCCTGACCCGCCCATAAACGACCGGGACCGGGACAATCTGGCTAGTGGTGTTCGATACCGGATTCAGGGTGTAATTCGGGCTTTGGGCATTGAAAGACGGCGCATCAAACAGGCTACCCAGGCTTGCGCCCATCATCACCGCTTGCCAAAGCCCCAGGGACATCCCGAAAAACGAAAGGGTCCCGCCGGCAAACATCGCCGCCCCGCCGAAAACGAAAGCCCCTATCAGCGCTCCGACTCCCATGCCCTCACCTCTTCCCCGAATCGGAAATAGCGAAAGGGAAGCCTCGCCCCAGGCTTGCGCCAAAGGCTCCTGCTTCCCTCATAAATCGTCAAAAGCGCCCCCCCGATGACCGTTGAAAGGTGTCCGTACCCCCTTATCAGGAGAAAGGCAACGTCCCCATCCTGGGGAACCTGGACCTCAACCGCCCCCAGGCGCATCAAATCCCTGGGCGCTACCCTCGAAACCTCCCGATAGATCTCCCGGTCATACCTCCACACATCGGGGATTTTTCTGCCCCAAAACTCCATTTGCGCCAGTAGCGCCAGACCCAGGCAATCGCACCCCTCGCGGTCCCTCCCCCCCAGCCTCCAGGGGATACCTATCAGCCGCGTCAAGGTCCTGTTCATACCTTCGTCCAGACCTCCCGCGGGTTCCTGGCTTTGAGGATGTGCGGGAATCCTCCGAATCGCGCCGAATTCAGCCGCGCCTTGCAATCCTCAAAGGATTTCCCGCAAAACGTGTAACCCCCAATCAGGCTCTCAGGCACAAGGACCGTCCCAGGAGTCGCCCCCACCAATTCCAGGGCTTGAGAGGCCGACGACCATTGTACCCGGAGCCTTTCCGACCCATCCTTTTCGTAATGGTCGATTTGAACATTGACAGGAACGCCGGCAGTAGCCGAAAACGTGCAAGTCCATGTGGCGCTTTGATTCAGCCACTTGTCAATTTTCAGGACCCCATTTACCCACACCCTGACCCCATCGTCGGTCAGGACCGTGAGGGTATAGGTTTCAGAATACTTCGGGACCAGCCGCGCAAGCATCCTGCCGTTGTAATAATCGGCTTGCCCGCCAGGATTGATGTTTGAATAATCAATGGACTGCGTGACCCTATCAATCGCCGCGGCTGCCGACTCGTCAATTGTTGAATAGGTCGTGCTTGTGCGTTTCCACCATCGTTCCCAAAACCCATAACACTTATCTGGGAACCCGCATTCTTCCCCACCGAAAACCCATTGACACCTGGGCCAATACAACCTTTGAGGGGTCCGCATCTGCAAGACCAAAGGCGCGGTCAACTCCGCTTCCAGGGCATATTCCGAAACGCTAACCGCCTGGATAAGCCCCTCCGCCAGGAAAAGGATGGCATCAGGGCTTCCCAAGTCCTCCCTCAACGCAAAGAAAAGCTGGCAACGGCAACCCCGCGGCTCGACCGTCCGCACAAGGTCGCAAGTCTCCCGATTGACGTTATCGACCCTTACCCGGTTGCTCCCCACCTTATTGCTGTTGTCATTCGATATCCGGTCATACTTGATTCCCGCCGGCACATACGCCTCCGGGTCCCCATGCTCATCGAAAAAGCTGACTATTTCCTCCGCGTCCACGAAATAGGCGCTCGACACATTCGCCGGGTTCTCCCTATTCGGAAGGTCCAGAATCCGAAGGAAAAGCAGGGGGGAAATCGCGTCAGCGCTCGCCGCCTGGACAAACCGCCCGCTTGCGCGTCCCATCGAAATCCCCCCTTAAATTGACTGGAGCGTGGAGCGAATCTTGCCGTTCCGCCAAAGGTTCTGCGTCACAATCCCCTCGACATGCCCGCGGTTCTTCTCAAAGAAATCCCGGACCCCGACCGCGTCAATGGCGCTGATATTGACCGTAATGGACGCAACCCCGCCGCCCTGCTCATAAGCCTTGTTCTGGTCCCTGGATAGGACCCGCTCGCCCGTCTGGAGAATTGCCAGGCGCTCGTCCCCGCCGATGACCCCGCCAGAATGGAACCTGGGAAGCGGCAAGGCAACGCTCCGCTTGAACGTGGGGGAATCCCACCCCACCACGCCGCCGGCATGGAACCCCAGGAAAGAAAGCATCCCGCCCTGTCCCCAAAGGAACTTGAAGAGCATCGCTCTTAGGATTTCCCTGCCGATATCCTGCAAGACCTCCAGGAAACTCTTCGCCCCCAGGATGGCATCAACGACTCCCATCTTGAAATCTTCTGTCCACTTCTTCGTCTGCTCGTTCACCCGCGTCATTTCATCCTGGACATCTTTCAGCGCCCCAGGGAACATGCCGAACCTGTCCAGGATTTCCTGCAAGGCATCCCGATACTGATTCGCGGTCAACCGCCCTTCATCGAAAAGCGTCTTGACCTTCTCCAACTCTTCGCTCGCCAGGGAACTTGCAACGTCCTGGGCTTCCTGGAAGGCATCGCGCCATTCCCTCGTCCCCGCGGTCGCCTCCGCAAGCCGCCCCTTCGTGTACTCGAAATAATCCTGTGCGGTCGTCAAGCCCTGCTCATAACTCCACTTGACTTCCTCCGCATACTCCTGGGCGAACTTCAAAGCCCCCTCCTGGGCGGCTTCCTGGACCTCCTTCAAAAGGTCCTCCTGCTCCTTCGACCGCTGAATCGCCGCGGCCGTTTCCTCAGCTACGCTCCGCGCTGCCGTGAGCCTCCGCTCCGCTTCGGCGGCGCTTACCCCCAACGCCTCGGCCAGCTTCGTCGTCTCGTCCGAATAGGGAATCGACTTCGCCATCGAACCCTTCCCGCTTCCTGCCGTTCCGGATCCACCGGCAAGGATTCCGTTCGCTCCGGCCACCTTCGCAGCGCCTGCCGCCGCATCCGCCGAGACCTTACCTATGTTCGCCGCAAGGTCTCTTAAACCGTCAGCGAACCCTTCCAAAACCCCTGTCGTACCCTTTGATGCCGGTTGTCCTGTCGATCCCTGACCCGGGACCTTCGGAAGGACACCCCAGAAGTCCTTCCCTTCTTCGCCGGTCGTGGTCAGCCCCCTGGATTTCATCGTGTCCAGGAGCTTCCCAACCTCGTCGGCAACGCCTCCCAGGATCGCCCCAATCGCCAGACCGCGCCTCCCGTAGATGAGATAGCCGATGACGCCGCACTCGGCCATCATCGGGTTCTGGTTCACGAAGGCAACGATCTTGTCGACTGCCGAGACGACGGCGGCCATCCCGTTCAGGACTACCCGGATCATCGTCAGGAACTTCGCCTGGACGTCCGCGATGAAACGCCTGTATTCGTCCGACGTCACCCAGGCGCTCCAGGTGTCCTTGACCTTGACGATAGCCTGCCTCAGGCTGTCGAACACCCCGCCTGACCCGGCGTCACCGGCCACATCCGCAGCGAACTCCCACCACAGGGAGGAAATGGTCTCCATGGCTCCCTTCCAGGTGTTCTCCGCCCGTTTCATGCCGCCTTCAAAGCCATCCCGAAGGAGGCTCACCAGGGCATCCCGCAGGGAATTGATATCCGCCTTGGTCGTGATAATCCGGTCCCCCAGCTTGACGGTCCATTCCTTGCCAGTGCGGTCTATTTCGACACCAAAGCGCCGCCACACCTCCGTCTCCATCGAGATGAGCGCTCCTGCCGTGTCCTCGATGCTCCGCCCGAACACCATCGCGGCGTCCCCTATGGCGGTCATCGTTTCCTCGGCGTATTTGATCCCGACCGACTTTAGGAGGGTGTACGCCCGGATGACCTCTTCCGTTCCGAAAGGCGTCGTTCTGGCGAACTGCCGTGCCCAGTCGAACGCCTTGTCCGCTTCCTTCGCATCCTTGATAACCGTTCGAAGCGTCAGCCTGAACTGCTCCACCTGGGAGCCGACCTGAACGAATTCCTTCGCCAGGCCGATGATCGAGACCCCGCCGACCGTAGCCACCAGCGCGGTCTTTAGGTTGAGCAGGGACCCCTGAACGGACGCCAGGGCACTCTTGACCTCCTGAGCTCCCTTGATCGACAGCTCGACGTATGCCTGCCCGATTCTTTCAGCCATTCCGGGGTCCCCCCTATCCCTTCAAAACTCCAAGCAAGGCGGCTATCTTCCGCCTGTTGGCCGAAAAGTCCTGCTCGTGCTCCGGTTTCTCCCAAAGCGCCGCTGGACTGTGAAACGCCGACGCGGTCAGCCTCGCCCTTTGCCGCTCCAATTCCTCGAGGTGCTTGCAGAGCAAAAGAAAATGCGGGTACGCCATTCCCAGGACCTCCCGCGGGAGGTATCCGAAGGCATGACATACCCGCGCAACCGCGAAGCCGAAATCTAGCGGCGCTTCCGGCTCTCCTTCTCCTGCCCCGCCTGGTCGTTTTTTTCGTCGCCCCGACCGAAACCGTCGCGCACGAACGCGAGAAGATCCATGAGCCGTCTACTCGGGATATCCTCCACCGGCAGCCCGGGGATCATGAAGGCGACCGCCTTGCCTATCGCGTGGAACACGTCCCCTGCGTCCGTTCCGTCCACTTCCTGGAGGATCCTCTGGAACTCGATGCTTTCCAGAACGGTCGGATCCTTCACCTGATATGCGTTGTCCTTCCAGATAACAATTTGTGGCTCCTGGACAATCTCATCCAGATTCAAAACCTTGTTCCCCACGCCTTTCCCCTCCTGTCGTCAGGCTATGCGGCCGTGATTGACGGGTCTCCGAAGGTGCAGAAGCCCTGCAGCGTGTCGTCGTAGAACACCGAGAAGGACAGTTCCAGGATCTTCGGGTTCTCCGGATCGAACGCGATTTCTCCGTTGAGCTTCGGAAACGCCTTCGGGAACAGGAAATCTTCGGACTTGTCGTTTGCGAGCTTGTCGGTCGGGTGTAGAAGAAGGGAATGCGCGTTCTCCTTCATGCTCATCCCGCCAGGGTCCTTCAGGACGACCTTCTTGACCCCTCCCGAGCCCGTGACGATCACGCTCCCGGGGAACGCCAGGGAAAGATTCGCCGGCGTCCACTCCGCCACGGGAACCGTGACCTTGATCTTCATCCCCGTGATCAGACCGTCGATCGGCAGCGCGTTCTGGTCCACCGTGACCTCGGACTCCGAGATGTCCGCGCCGATCTTCACGCCCCCCTTGGTGAACCCGAGGTCCACCGAGTTGTACGTGACCCAGCAAGGACCAATGTTGACATTCGTAGCGGTTCCAGCCATTCGTCTTTCATCCCCTTTCGGTTATTTCCTCAGGCACAGGTAATCCAGGTTGAACACCTGGACGTAGTTCCCAGCCTCGTCCCTCCGCAGGAAGAATGGCTCCTGCCGCGGGACCATCGCCTTCACGGTCCTGTCGCACGTCGGCTTCGAGGCAAGCAAGGCGTTGTAGGCGACCCACGCCAGGCGCTGCGATTCGGCATAGGCGCTCGCTCTCGAAATGACCTGAACCGACACTCTTCCCAGCGGTATCTCCGGATCCGCCCTGCTCGTGTAGTCGGAAACGGAAACTCCATCACCGACGCTAGACGGGATTTCCCCGCAGAACACGCTGCTCATGCCGGCGGCAACGAGGACGTTCCGGATCCCCTCGATCAGGGTCGGAGCGCTCATGAGCCGAACACCTTCTTCCTTGCCAGGGCAACGAACTCATCCACTCTCGGAGCCACGCGGTTCAGAGCGTTTTCCAGCCATTTCGGCTTCGCGTTCGGGTTCCGCGGTCCAGGCGTCCAGTCTGTTCGCTCGTGCCACATGAGGGCATAGGGCGTGTTGCCGGAGGCGTATGCCGTCACATCCTTCAGGATCAGGCTTCGCCTCGGCTTCGGAGCCTCGTTGCTGAAGCTCTTCCCCGTCTTGGCCGCCTCGAATATCTCTCCTGCGTCCGGCAGTTCGTCCAGGGTGACCGTGTGGCTTCTCCGGAGGGTTCCCGTGTCGACGGGGATGTCCGGCATAGCCTCGGCGATGACCTCCTCCGCCATGAGCACGACCGTCCGCTCCATCGTCTCCTGCAGATGCCCAAGGAAATTGGCTGCGTCCCACCTCACCCTGGAAGCCATCAGCAGTAGCACCACCTTCCGATTCCCCTGCCGGAGAGGTCCTGGATCGCCTCGACGACCCGGACCGACCGCTCCCTGCCTCCGATGACCAGGACGTCTCCGACTTCCACGTCCTCTTCCACCATGACGGCGTAATCGCAGACGAGGACCTTCCCAGTTTCGTCTTTGAACTCCGTCCTTTTCCAGGCGTTCCAGCACCGGATCGTCTCAGAGGTTCCAGCCACCGGGTTCCCGAAGGCATCCCGGCTCGAAGTCGGCTTCCAGGTCGTGGTGTCCGTCAGGTAGGTCACGATCTTCACAGCATCGGCACCCCCCCGAGGATCCACGGGCGCAACAGATCCCGAGCCTCTTTGGACAGGAGCGCCTTCGTTCCGAACCTCCCGCTGTAGGACTCCGAAACGCCCCTAACCGACGCCGAAACGACACCCTCACGCTGCAGGGCAAGCCGCGGGTTGTCCTTCTGTTCCAGGAGGGTAGCCGCCTCGTAGGCACACGCCTTCTTCACCTCTGCCGGGACGGTCGTCCCCTCCATCATGGAGCCGTCCGACGTCCGGTAAATGTCCCGCGGGAACTCGTTGTCCTGTGCTGCAAGATGCCTCTGACCCGCAAGCGGGAGCCTGTCTATGGCTGCCGTTGCCGTGTTGAGGGCTTTTTGCTTTGTGGCTTCGCTGGCTGTCGCCCAGGCATCGAATCCGAGGACGGCTCCGATCCAGTCGTCGGCTTCGGCAACGGTGCAGTAGGACATTCCTCCTTCACCCCCTCTGGCTTGCAGGTCTTGTAGTGCTCTTCCCACAGTTCATGCGACAAAAAGACTTCGCCGCACCTCGGGCAAGAAAAAATCACGCGACACCCCTCCTTTCGGCCAAAAAAGGGGGGAGGGAAGGGTTTCCCCCTCCCGCCCCATCCTTCGCACAGCCAGGCTATAGCCTATCCGAGGAACCGGACGGCGAGCTCCTTCGTGAGCGTCTTGACCCCGCACAGGATGTCCAGGGAAATGAGGTCCCGCTTGTAGGTCATGTCGTACCCGTAGACCGCCCTCACGGACAGCCCGCGGTAGTTGATGACCTCCGCCTTCACCGCTCCCATCGGGAGCTCGAGCGGGCGGGTCACCAGGGCGAAGGCGTTCTTGTGGAACGCGATGTTGGCGACGTGACTGTCCTTGATCGTGACTGCCTTACTCGTCACCGCAGAAGCGAGACCGGGGTAGATGCCGACCTCGATCGAGTTCGACGCGGCAGTTGCATTTCCCGTCACCACGTAGCTTCCCGCCGTGTCCGCGATGGTGATGATGTCGCCTTTCTTGAGCGTACCGGAGCAAGCCGTCGCGGCGATGGTCACGGTCGTGTCACCAGCGGCGGCGGAAGCGATCGCTAGGGATCCCGAAGAAGCCGCCAGGGTCCCCTTTGTGTGGCTCGCCACGTTCTGGTCCATGAAGCCCGCGAACGAGAGGACCTGACCCATGCTGGCGTTTCTCAGGGCTTCGGTGCTCCCCGACTTCTCCGCGTGGAGAATGGCGTCCAGCACGATGTACTTCGCCTTCGTGGTGGGATCCAGGACGAGCGCCCTGTTTGCCTGGGGCGCCTTGTTCAGGTTCATGATCTTGTCGAGGGCGGCGATGTCGCTGATTGCCGGCGTCCCGCCAACAGCGGCGTTGTACGGGATGTCCACGTACAGCCCCGTGAGGTAGCCGTCCATCTTCTGGGCGATCGCCTGCATCGCCGGGTTCAGGAACTGCTCCGAGAAGTCCTGCAGCTTCAGGGTCAGGTCCTTGGCCGTCACCGCGAAGCTCACGTCGAGGTGCTTGTCCAGCGACACCGAAACGCCCTGCTCCACGGCATCCTGGATGTCGATGGTGGACGAGAATTCTTTCGCCTCGAAGGTCGCGGGCTTCCGGACCGTGATCGTGTCCCCGACCTTCTGGAACTCGTTGCTGAAATCCCTGTGGACCAGCCCCGCCATGACGAGGTTGTTCTCCAGGGCGACGAGCGCCTCACGAGCGATGACGCTGGGCGTCAAAAGAGTGTTTCCCATTCCGTATCATCTCCTTTTCGGATTATTTGTGGCTTTCCCGCCACTTGATGTACTGGTCCATGCTCATGTTCCCGACTTCTTCCAGGGACGGTTCGTTCTCGCCGCTCTTCGGCGGCGTCCCTCCGCCCCCTTTGCTCTGGCTCCCGACCCCCAGCTTCTTCAGGGCTTCAACGTCCGCGGCGATTTCCTCGTCCGTCTCCCCCATGACGCGATCCGCCAGGGCTGCGGGCATTCCCGCTTTTTCCAGGGCGGCAGCCTTCTTGGCGCGGACCTCCTGCATCTTGATCCGAGCGTTCAGCTCGTCACGCTCCTTCTGGATCTTCGCGGCTTCCGCCTTGAGCCTTTCCACCTCCGACTTCTCGGAGTCCTTGAGCTTCGACAGCTCTTCCGCCGCCTTTTTCAGGTCGTCATAGTCGGCGTACTTCTTCCGTTCTCGCTCCAGGCGTTCCTTCACGATCTTGTCGAGGTCCTCCTGGGTGAACGTCTTTGGGGTCGGTTCGCCGCCGGCTCCGCCTCCGCCTTCTCCTCCGGCTCCCCCTGCATCCATGAACCGCATCCTTTTCCAGCACATACGCTCGTCCTCCCTTCACCCCCGCTTGACCGGTGCGGGTCCCGTAGAATGAAACGAAAAAGGGGCGCTTTCGCGCCCCCGTGTGAAGCCTTGCAATTGCCGATATTACAGGAGAAAAGCCCCCTCCCCGTCATCGCTTGCCATGACATCAACGCCGTTGACGTAATAGTCACTCACCCCGTCTATGTCGTTGAAGTTGTCCAGCGCCTTCTTTGTTGCGTTTTCTATGCCGTCTGCCACGACGAAAGCGGATTTTTGATTTTCCCACGAATCCTTCTTCGACTTTTCACCCGTCTCTCGTGTTACCGACACGCGGTAAAGCTTCACCCCGATCATCTCCCCCACACGAAAAGCCAGCCCGAAGGCTGGCCAGTCTCATAAGGCGCATCCCCCACCCCTGGTTATCTAAGAACCTCTTCAACTTCTTCCAACGCGATATCCAAGGTCAAATCCGTGTCGTCCAGCTCTTCCGGTCGGACCGTCTCCGGGTCGTAATCGTAGTCCTCAGGACGGTATTCTCCCACGTCGAACTCTACGATCCCGGACTGCCTGTCTTCCGAAACGTACACGACGGTCCCCACCCGCCCATCCTTCAAGCGGACCCTGTCTCGCTCCTCCAGCCTATCCGGTTTTTCGCTTTTTCCTGACATATAACGTCACCAGCCTTGCGGTGCCATCTTCCATGATTCCCCAAACCGTTCTGACGATTGCGATTCTGCCCGATACCCCGCGAATGGGAAGATCGACCTGGAACTTACGGCTTCCGTCCTTGGCGAATCCCTTGAACTGCGTCTCTGGACTCTCTCCCATCGCTTTGAGGATCGCCTGCTCCAACAACTCTGCGTTTCCCGAATTATACCCCAGAACCGAATCGAAAACCGTTGCCTTGTGTCCTCCCTCGGCGCTTTCAGGGTTCAGCGCGTAGCCGGTCAGTTTCTCCATTCTGATCAACAGCTTAGCAGCATCGAACACAGACGTTCCACCCGAATCCGAGTCCTTCGGCGGCTCCTTCCGTTGCGCTTCTTCCAGATGGGGCTTCAGATAACCGCTCGTCGCGTGGCGGCAGTTCGGGTGGAACAACCCCTGTGACCTGGCTTCGGCGACTGTCGGATACCCCTGCGTCTGCCCCGAGATGGACAGCACCTTCCCTTCCCACGGAGCGCACTTTTCGCAGGGGTCCACATGGTCAGACACCTTCACCAGGTCTATCCCGTTCTCCAGGAGCCGGTTGCATGTCCCCTGCAGGTGCGCCTCCATGGGGGTCGTCCTGGCTACCATCTGGACATAGGTCGTCATGTTCCATTGGCGCCCTCGCTTATCAACGAAACCAGTAATCCCGCGGCTTGCCAGGTCGTCACGAAACCGCTCGCTCGCCGCCCGCCAGGCTTCAGTTCCGATAATCTGGCTCCTTAGGCTTTCGAGGGATATCTCCCGGTAAATGTCCAGCACTCGCCGGCCGATTACCTGGTTCAGGTCCTCCAGCCGCGTCGTGACGTTCTGGACCAGGAGATTGACCGCTTCCCTGTGGACGTGCGGAAAAGCAAAGCTGGCGCTGGTGTGCGCGCCCATCTCTTTCAGAAGCCGGTCCGCCTCGCGTTTCCCAAGGTTGTAGCTGTCCCTGACGATCCCCTGGGCGGCAGGAACACCGACCCGGCGCAAACGGTCAAGCTCCTTGGAAATCTGATGCCGGAACGAGGTGTAGGTGTCTGTGGGGCGCCCGGCGGCAATCGCCCTCAGGATCAGGTCGGAAAGCCGTCGCTCCTCGTCCGAGTAAATCTGGACCAGCTTCTGGATTTGCCGTTCATCCAGGACATCCGCTTTCCACGTCGCTTGCCGCGCCATTACTCCTCACCGCCCCCCGTGCCGTCGAACCCGATCTCCGGGGGAGTCACCCCCTTCTCCGCCTGGTCCTCAAGGATCGCCTCCAGTTCCTGCTCCAGGTCCTGACCTTTGAGCCCGTCCATACGCTGGATCGCCCTGCGCCGGGAAATTGTCCCCGCGGTGATCCTTTCCGTCATGACGCGGCTTTCCTCAGCCTCGTCGTCCGGTATCCCGTCCTTCCACTCGATCTTGACCGAGAGGGAGTGACCTTCGAGGATGGCCGCCGTCTCCAGCGCCTCGCGGCATGCCTGGTCGAAATGGATCCGGAACCGGTTCACCTTTGCCAGCGGAGCCATGAGCAGACGCTTGAGGGCGCTTCCGCTTTCGGCCAGCCCCGATTTCAGCTCGCCGAATGCCGCGGCGCTCGTCTCGGAAATGGCGTAAAACTGCGACATGAGAATTTCGATCTGCCGGAAACAGGCATCGAGCTGGCCGTCCCAGGTGATGTACCCGGGCGGGGTGTCGCCCTCCTCGAGCGGGAAGAACTTGTCCCGAGTGTCCACGTACTGGCGCCCGTTCTCGTCCTTCGCGATGGCGGAATAAGGACCATACATGGACGGGTCAGAGTGCTTGTCCAGGATCCTGGCGATCTGGGCGAACCTCAGCTCCAGTTCCTGGACGATGCTGGTCAGGTCGTTGTAGTCGCTCGTCCCGTACAGGACCTCCGAATCGCCCATGTTCGGCGCATGGATCACCAGGAAGCGGTCCGCGTTCACGGTTTCGGTCGTCTCGGACACGATGCCGCCGATTGTTCCGTCCCTGTCCAGGGCATATTCCCGGATGGTCACGCTGCCGCGCTCATGGATCTCCGCGTACAGACGGTCCCTGCCCTCGCTCGTCCACGCCAGGACATGAGCCACAATCTCCTTGGTGTCCTGCGGCGAAACGACCGGGTACCAGTACCGCGGCGAAAACGCCCTTGCGACAGCCTTCCCCTCTTTCAGCCTGACCTTGAACAGGCTGTCCCCGTACCGGCTTCCGTCGATCGCCGCCTCGTAGGCGACATTCCAGAAGTCCAGCCGGCGCACGAGGTCGTCCAGGTATTCCTGGTCTTTGTCGTCCGTCACGACCGTCGGAGTCTCCCCGAGCAGTAAATCCGCCCAAAGGGTGGAAATTCGCTTCGGCCAGTTCAGGACGATGCCGTAATAGGTCCGGAGCTCCTCGCGGAAAATCCGCTGCCAGTATTCCGCGTCCCAGACGGCTTCATGCCGTGCATTCCAGAGGTTCCGATAGTCGTTAAGCTCGTCGAGCCGCGCTCGCTCCAGGGGCGGCGGCCAGGACTGTCCTCGTTCGAGAAAATGGAAATCCGTCTGCACCTCTCCACCCCCTTAATATCCACGTGGTTTCCTGACGGGTCCGTGAACCCGGATCTTGCGGCATCCCCAAGTCGCCAGGGCGAGCGAAACGACTGCGTCGTCGTGGTACCCCTCGGGCGCGGAATACCTGATGTTCCCTGCCCGTGTGATTTCGTACTGGTAAAGTTCCAGTTCGTGCCGAAGGACGGCGAGGTCCTTCGGGAACGACACGCTTCCTTCCTGGACCGCGACCGCCAGGTGCTCGATAAGCTGCTGTTTGCTCGTGGAAGTGAAGGTGTACCCCTCCACCCGCCTCGTGACGTGCTTCTTCACGTTCTCCAGGAGCGGGTCTCCCGCCCCGGTCGAGTCCATGATGATCCGTGCGTTGTTGTACTTCCGGTGCCAGACCCCGAGCCGTTCGACCTGGAGGGAGTAGTCGATCCCGTTGAACCGGTCCCAGGCGACAACGTGCCGCCTTTCCTCGTCCATGACCGTGAAGACCGAGAAGTCCTCATATTTCGCCGGGTCCCAGCCAAGGACGTACTCCCGCCCCCTGACCGGGTCTTCCAGGTCACCGCGAATGCATTCGGCCATCCCGCGGAACACGCCGGCGGAATCCTCGAGGAACTGCGCCTCGTACTCCTGGCGAAACACATCCAGGGGAAGGGTTTTCCTCGCTTCCTCGATTTCCTCCGGATCGATGTACGGATTGCTCGAGGTCGGGAAGGTAAAACTCTCCCAACCGTCGTATTCGGGATCGTTCCCACGGCAGAAGAGCTCGAAAAAGAAGTTCCTCCCCTTCGGCGTGCTGATCAGCACCGCGCTCCCCTTCGTGTCGGAAAGGGTCGGGCGCAGCGCCTCCTCCCAGGCTTCCCTTGGGATCATGGCCGCCTCGTCCACCACCAGATGATTGACCCCTTCTCCGCGCAGGGCGTCCGGGTTATCGGCGGAACGGAACTCGATCAGGCTCCCGTTCGCGAGCTCGATGGTCCGCTCACCGCGCCGGATCCCTCCTGGAGCGATCACACCGGACAGCGCCCGCGTGAGAAGCTTCCATCCCCGGTTCCCGATCTTGTAGGTCGGCGTCACCCACCATCCCAGGCTCCTTGGCCGGTCGCATACCCGTTTGACCATGTCGTTCCCCGCGGCGAGGGTCTTTCCCCAGCGCCTGCCGCAGGTCATGATCTTGAAGCGCGCCCTTGAGTTGTGGAAGACCAGTTGCCCCTGGTGCGGCGAGTAGAGAATCAGCCGGATTTCACGAAGTTTCTTCCGGCTCGCTTCCAGTTGCTCCAGCATCCTCCGCCCCTCCCCAGGCTGTCCTGATGACGACCGGAGCGTCCGGATCCCCTGCGAGAGTCATCCTGTCGCGACGTCCCCACCGTTCGGGGTATTTCCGTTCCAGCCTCCAGGCGGCAGCCTGCCAGTTCTCCAGCGCAGCCCTGCCAATCAGATCAACATCGGATGCTTCGGACTTGGCCATCGCCCTTTTTACGGAATCGGAAAATCCCCGCAAGGGTCCTTTGGATTCCCTGGCACCCGCCTTGAGCCATCGAAAGAGAGTGTCCTTCGAGATTCCGGCGCACGCCGCCGCGGTCTCCAGGTAATTTCCCCTCTCGAGGAGACCGCAGATCAGGTCCTGGATTTCCAGGGAGAATTTGTACGGTCGGCCTCCGGTCTTCCGGGTCTGGGTCGCCCTCGGCTTTTTTGCCATCGCCATTCACTCCCCCCGCAAAAAAAAGACCCCCCAGCCCGGCGAGGGTTGGGGGTTGGATTCTCCCGGAGGCCGCACCATAGAGCCCCCGGGTTGGAGATGCAAACCGTCCAGCCAGCCCGATGGGTCGTCCCTGGACGTGTCAGCCTTGGGCTGAGGCGTTCCGGCGCGGCTTCTCCGCCTTGATGATTTCCGCCAGGGTCAGGATCCCGCGCGCCTTGTTCCGCAGATCTATCGCCTTGGACAGCATGACGTTCTCGTTGAACCGCGAAGCCGGAAGGTCCAGCTCCCTGTTGATCGCATCGAGCGCGACCTGGGCTTCCGTCACCATATCCAGGATCCCGCCCATGGCCGCCTCGAAACGGCTCGTTTCCGGCATTCCCTGCTTTTGGATCAGCCTGTCCGCTTCAGATATTCTTTTCATCCGAACGCCTCCAGAAGGGCAAAAATATTGGGACCCAAGAGGGGCGGCTCCTGGGTCCCGTCACGAAAGGAAGGGTTGGTCGGCGTAGGGTCGTGCTCTTGATCGGCGCACGCCCACAATAGAATTATAACGTCAGAAATTCCCTTGCATGTGACAGGAATGTGACAGGTTTTTACTCACCCATACCGGGGCTATTTTGCCGAGGATCCCTCGGCGGAGTCTCAGGGCTTCCCTGGAACTGACGCAAAGCTCCTTCGCGACCCAGTCCCACGGCTTCCCCTCGTAATACCTGAGAATCAGCAGGCGCCGCTCGAACGGCTCCAGGAGGGTTTCGGCCGTCTCCACCCTGGTGATTCGCGTCTTCAACACCCGGATACGTGCCTCCCTGTCCTCCGCCTCGAGAATCCGCTGCGCAGCCGGCACGCTGTCCCCACCCTGGACAAGATCTTCGCTACCCGGGCTTTTGTAGGCCATTTGATCCAGAAGCATGCCTCGCCGGACCTCGAGCTCGTGCTTTGCCCGTTCGAAATCCCTCAGATCCTGCTCGACGATCGACCATAGCCTGATTCCGACCTCCCCTCCCGTTAAGCTTCTGTGGACCGTGTAGATCATCGGCAGGATTTCGTCCAGGGCGATCGCCGTCTCCGTGATCCCGTTCAGCTCCGCCCGGTTCCTGGCGTCGATCAGGATGGATTGTGCCCGGTCCAGCAGATCGTCCAGCTCGCACACTTCCCTCACGCTTCGGCACCTCCCATATCTCGATTTCGGTCCAGCACCCCTCCGGGGCGTCCTGGTCGCATTGCCTGGTCTGAAACAGGTGATCCACAAGCCGATCGTCCTGCCAGACCCCCGCCTTCGTCATGGCGTCCAGCGGAAGCTTGCTCCGGTTGTCCACATCTCCCCGCCGGAACTTGCAATGATAGGTCAGGCAGACGATCAGGCGCCGCTTGAGGGTGGGTTTTCCCCGGCATTGGCTCAAGGCATCGAAGATCGCCCCGTCCGTCCACGCCTTCGCCTCCGGAGTCAGGATCTTTCGCGCCGTCACGGCACCCCTCCTGCCTCGCGCTCCAGCCTGCTTGTAAGCATCCCAAAGGCTCACGGGCAGTCCGGCAGCCCTGATTCGCCTGTCCGGATCCTGGTTTTCGAGGATGTAACGCATCGCCTCCAGTCTCGTCATAATGCCGTTACCTCCCGAAAAGAAGCGCCTGGCCGTCCATGTCCGGAGACTGCTCCCTCCGTTCCGGCTTCCTGGCTTTCCCGAGTTGACAAGTAAATGAGGGGGAAGCCCCAAATATCCCCCTCATGCACTTGCCTTCCGCCGGCTTCCAGGATTCACATTCGACGCAGACGATCATCGGCCGGAGCTCCCGAAGCCCTTCTCTCCGCGATCGTACCCACCCGCGGCTTTTTCGAAGACCTCCGGATCCACGCGGCTCGCAGTCAGAGCCCCGAGCTCCACCACGACGAGCTGGGCAATCTTGTCGCCGACCTCTACCCTGTATGGCGTTTCCGCGTGATTGATCAAGGTAACGCCTATCCTGCCCGTATATCCGGCGTCGATCACGCCAGGAGCGTTCACGATTCCGATTCCCTTTTTGCCGAGCCCTGACCGCGGGCAGACCAGGCCGACCTCCTTAGACAGCAGGATGACCCGCGTTTCGGTGCTAATGAACGCCATGCCGCCAGGAGGAATCTCGATATCGACGGTTGAAATCAGGTCATATCCTGCATCCCAGGCGTGCGCCTTTTTCAACTCGGGTCCCGTGTAAATCACCAGCTATTCCTCCTCGCTCACGAGATGTTTCATCGAAACGACGCGCGTTCGCAGGGGTTCTCCTGCCATTCCGCAAAAACCCTTTCGATCTTCGCTTTTTTTGGAGTCCGAATTCCACCACCGCCATGCCATGCAACCAGAAGCCCTGCATCCATTTCCTCGTATCCGCATATTGTCAGCAATTGGGCAAATGAGTTTTTCAGCTTCTTCTTCCGTCACGAGCATTTCAACGGCCCCCCTTGCGCTTCACCCGCGATAATTGCCAGGGTATGCCCAAGAGCGCAAAACCTTGTCGGCTCTAACTACAAGTTCCTTGTGCGTCACCTCTCCACGCCCCTTTCCACGGCTTGTAAAACGCAAGTCTCAATTTCTTCATAGCGGTCTTTCCCGCAGACCCTCCCAACGCGCATTGGTGCCAATTTCTCCACCTGCTCTGGTGTCATCTCAACCTCGACAATTCGCCGTTGCGGGATAATGTGCATCTCTTCCCACGGTAAGGTATTAACAAACGTTACATAGAGTTTCATCCCTCCGCTCCCCCTTCTACGGCTAGGAGTAATTCATTTCCTGTCTCCGAGATTTCCAGCATCGTCCCGGTGCGTCTCGCCTTCGCCCATTTCTCCGCCGCCCGGACGATCCGCGACAGGCGGTTGTGTTTCTCGGCGCCTTCGTCATCCATCGGCCCCTCGTAAAAACAGGCTGGGTCGAGGCAGATCGCTCCCTTTACACCCAATCCATAGCGTACGGGACCGCCACAATAAGGGCACGGTTCAAGGGTCATCGTTCAGATGTCTCCTTCGCCGCCTTGCGCTTCTTGCGAACCAGGCGGACCGAGAGCGCCTTCTGGCCGGTCTTCTGTTCCCATTCCCGGTCCACCTGGACGAAGACCTTGGGGATCGCGCTTTTCGAAAACGCTGGAAATCCGTCGATCTTGGAAAGCGCCTCGGTAATCGCCTTCCAGGACCAGCCTTTCTCACGCACCGCGCGGAGCTCGGGATAGAGCCCCTCGACGTATTGCCGGACCGTCCCGTTCCTGGATTGGTTCCTCCTGGGCGGGTTCAGCTTCATTTGCGTCAGCACCGCCCTTGCCTTCAGCCCACCCGGCAGGTCCTCTGCGTCCACCATTTCCCTATCCCCCTAATCGGCGTCGAAATATTCCTGCATTGCCCGCTCTATAACCGCCGTACAGCCGCACTTGGTGAAGCTCTCGTACTTCTTGGCGTGGACGCAATCCTTCGTCTCGTCTGCCTTGACGTACCAGGAGCAGCCATTGACGCCCCACTCCTTTTCGCACCTAAGCAGCAGATCGTATCCATCCCTCGTCAGTCCCGGAACGCAGTAAGGCATCATTCACCCTCCCCTCACTCCGTGAACAGGTCGCAGACTTCGCCCGGCCAGGTAAGAACCTTGAGAGTGGCACAGGGCTTCTTCCCTCCGGACGCCCAGGAATCCCAAAAGGTGCACCGTCTGCAGCATGGGGCGTCCGCTGTCTGGCATGCGCTTCGGATTTTTACCGCTGTCCCTTCCATCGCCATTCCCTCCTCTTCCGGCTATGCCGCCCGTTCGGCTCGCTTCCGCCTGTCCATTGCCGGCCAGGCGCACTCCCGGCATTCGTACACCCCGAACCGTGCAAGCGGATTTGCTTCCCTTCGACCGCACCTGGGGCACATAAACCTGTCCACGTGCCAGGAGTCGTAGAACTCATCCGCCCTCTGCTCCTCCAGTTCCTCCCTCGTCATGGCTCGCTCCTCCTAGAACGGGATGTCGGCGTCATCATCCCCGCCACCGTCCTGGTAGTCTTCAGGCTCTCTCGTGTCCTCGGTCAGCCCGTTTTCTCCGCCACCTGTCCCTTTTCCTCGCTTGCCAAGGGTTGTGAAATTCGTCAATTCATCCACGTTCAGGCTTTCGTAAATCTTTTCGTCCTTGCCTTTGTTCTGGTCCCATCGGCCGCTCACGAGGACGAGGTCCCCTTTGCCGACTCCGCCCCACTTGTCGATCGTTTCCGCGTATTTCCCCCATACCTTGCAGTTGATCCAGACCGTTCCGCGGTCTTTCCCGGACTTGTCCTTGCCCTTGCTTATCGCCAGGGAGCCGCTCAACAGCGACGTGCCGGTGCTGAATTTCTGGAACTCCCAGTCCTTTCCGGCGTGCCCCATGAACTGACAACGGTTGATGTAAGGCATCGACGAACCCCTCCTAGAGCGACCGAGCCACGGTCATGACCTTGTCCGGGTACCATGCGGCACCGCCTGAATACCGCCTGAGGGCTTGCTTCAGGTCCGCGCTCCGGTCCAGGTAATACCTGAGGATCCACGCCCCGGCCATGACGCTTTTTCTCGGGTTGAACAGGTCCCGGCGCTCATAAATGTCGGGGTGGTTTTCCCTCAGGAGCTTTCCCCAGACCGTCCACCGAACCTGGGTAAGCCCCAGGCAGTCTTTGTTCCTTGCTCCCGGATCCGCCCTAGACTCCGTGTAAATCAGACCGGCCAGGACCTCGTGGGGCAATCCGTATCTTTCCGCCGCTTCGTCCACGAAGTCCGCATACCGTTCCGCGGTCTCCCGGTCCAGGTTCGGATTCCCCTGCTGGAAAAGATCGGCGATCCTGACCAGCCTTCCCCGCTCCCGGCTGTCCGCCTGAGCAACGATTGCCGCCATTTGTGCAGCGGCTTCGATCTTCATGGCGTGGAACTCCTGCCAAAGCCGGGCATAAGCCCCGGCGAAGATAGCGATGACGCCGGCCAGAACGAACAGCCAGACCGACCGTTTAAGCCTCATGGGACAACACCCCTTCCGTAAGCTGTTTGATTTCCTTCGGTTCCGGCAATTCGAGAGGCTTCCATTCCAGGACCTCGCCCGTGACCGCGTTTCTGAACGGCAATGCCGGAAATCCGTCACGAACCCGCGCCTGGTTGACCCGCCCGATCAAAAAGCGCGGCGCGTCCTTTCCGAACTGAACCCCAGCCTTTTCGGCAATGGCGTAAAGGCGCAGGAATTCCTTCTCCCATTTGTTGCGCTCCGCCTCGAGCGCCGCTCCCATCGCGATCCACCCGCCCATCTGCTCGATGGCGTAATGCGTCCTCGGGTCGTCGAAAGTAACGGACGCATGGGTCCCGATCCTAGCCAGCGCGGTCCAGACCTGATTAAAGGCATATTGCCCTCGCTCTTCCCGCGTTCCCTCGATCCGCATGGCGATGTCGGCCGGCTTCGGCGCATAGGGGCTCGTCCTGGCGTGTTCTCCTGCCGCCTTCGCCACGGATTCGAACGGAAATGGCGAAAGAATCTCGAAAACAAGGGCGACGCTCGCGTCCTTCGGTTCTTTGCCGTATAGATCGCAAAGTCCGACCCAAAGCCTGACGAATTTTGACCAATCATCTTTGATCATGGTCCGCGCCCTCCGATTCAACCGTCTCGATTCCGTCATCCCTGAGGTTTCTTGGTGCAAAGGTCTCCCGCAGGATGTCTTGCGGGTCCCTTTCGGCAAGGATGTCCATACGGTTCTTGGTTCCGTTTCCTCTTCGAGACATCTGTGGGTCGTACTTACCCTCGACGATCCTGGAGAAGCTCCTTGGTCTGAGACACCAGTCGAAATCGGCCGTGAAGCTCTTCCCGTCGCGTCCTTCCACGCGACCGCACAGCCAGTCCGAACACCAGACGCGATTCCAGAAGGACTCCCAGAACTTGAGCGTCTGGAACTCCGGGTCCATGTGCCAACGAGCGGAAATTGCTTTCTTTCGCTCGTCCGTCAGCGTCTTTAGGGGCCGCAGACCTGGGCAAAGGCTGTTGTAGAGATCTTTGATCGCCTTGTATGGGATTGCCCTATGCGGTACGGAGGGCGTTTCGAGTAGCTGGTCCCCGTCAGGGGACGAGGATTTGAGCGGAGCGCAAATCCCCATTTCTCCTACTGTTACTGCTTCTGTTTCTTTTACTGTTTCTGTTACTGCTACTGCTTCTGTATAGGCAACGGTTGATAAACGGTTTCGCAACGGTTCCAAAGCGGTATCATCAATGTCTTCCAACGCTTTTGCGAAGTCTGCAATCAGCGGGTTTACGGCTAGTTCTTCAATTTTTGTCACCGCTGCCGTGATCTGGTTCGGGTTTTCCAGCCTGTTGTGCTTCAGGAACCGTTTAATCAATACGAAAGCCGTTTGGAAGTCATACTTAATGAAACCTCCATTTTCAAGAGCCCTGATAGCCTCCTCGACTTCCCCAGGTTCCCAATTCAGGTCGAACGCCATGTAAGCGACGGGGATTCTGTATAGACCGATTAGGTTCTTGTGAGGACAGGTCATCAGGTAGAGATACGCCAGCTTTTCCTTTAATCCGAGCTTGGCGATCTTGTCGTCCGTCCAGAACGTGTCCTTGATCTTGGCGTAGGCCATTGCGCTGGCTCCCCGGGGCAAAAGGGGGGATTACTCCCCCCCTGCCTCCTGCATCAGCGTTCCCTGTCCGGCGCCTTTCCCATTGCGGAGTTTCCCGGCAAGCCTGTCGGTCGCCCTGGTTCCGTTTGTTCCGGCTTCCTTTTCCTCGATCGCCGGATTTTCCGTCGTCCCTTCGGCGTGTTCGGCCAGCGCCAGGGTCTCGTCCACAGGGATCGTCTGGCCGTCGACCTCCAGGACCTGGACCTCTCCGGCTTCGGCCAGGTTGTCGAAGTTGATCGCCCGCGCCATTTCGGCCGTTTTCGGAAGGTACTTGCACAGGCGCTTGATCGCACCCTTCCTCCACATCTCGTCCTCCCAGTTCGCATATGGCGAATACCTGGAGTCCTTCGACTGCGACGACGCCTTGATTTTGTCGAAGTCGCGCCGGCTCAGTGGCTCGATCTGGAAGGATCCGTCCTTCAGCCGCGAGAATCCGTAGGCGAAACGGATCGCCCCAGGATCGCCCTCGAGGTAGGGAACGTGACGAAGCTTCTGGTTGAGCCCGTACTCGACCTCGAAGATGTCCTTCTCGTAGACGACCCGCGCCTCGATCGTGCTGATTTCGCCCGAGTTGCGAGCCAGCTTGATGAGCCCCTGGTATCCAGGGATGAACTGCGCGATGACGACCTTCACCCATTCACCCTTTTCGTTCTTCTTGCTGACGGTGTAGGGCAGGATCCACGCCTCGCCGAGCGGGGTGTTTGGCTCCAAGCCCAATTGGGCGGAAATGATCGCGCACTTCACGATGCTCATCGGGTCCGCCTTCAGGAGCAGCGGCTGATCGTTGGCCGCCATGACGGCCAGTTTCAGAAGCCGATCCGGCGTCAGGTGCTTCGGAAGCATCGCCTGGATTGTCGGCTTCGCCATCTCCAGGATCGATTTCAGGTTGTCCATGCGCTCTTTTTTCGTGATTGCCGTCGTCCCGTTGCTCATGGTCTATGCCTCCTCGGTCTTTTCAGGGGTGAACAGGAAACGCCTGGACCCCTGCCGGATGGTCGTGTTCTCCTCCACGAGGGCGACCGGGGGATTGAACGACCTGGCGACCGCCTCCCAGTTGACGACCTTCGTGTCTTTTGCCTTCTTCCAGGTCGCCTTCCAGGCGGTTCCCTGGATCCCCGCGGCTTCCCCGATGTATTCCTGCATGAGGTTCTTGATCTCCGTCGCTCGCTGCTCGCGCTCCGCCAGTTCGCAGTTCAGGACCGCCAGTTCCTCTGCTAATCGGTCGATCTCCACGGTCGCCAGCTTCATGTTTCCGTCGTCCTTCGGATAGCGTTTCCTGAGGTAGGTCTTCGTTGCATCCGAACCGTCCATCCGAGGTGGCGTTTCGGTCAGGACGCAGCCCTCCCAGAACGCCCGAGCCTGTTCGACCAGGATCTCCTCGAGCTCCGGATTCTTCTCGACAACGTAGGTCCGGTAGTCGTTGCCGCCGATCAGGACAGCGATGTGCCACCGCTCGTAGCCCGTCAGCGCCATGTACCAGACCGCCTGGGTGAGGTAGTATTCCGGGACCTCGTCCGATCCGGGCTCTCCCCAGAACGACCGGAACGGATAGCCGGCCGTTTTGATTTCCAGTCCTTCTTTTTTGTTGAGGATCAGCCTGTCAGGGGTGCCGATCATCCATGGGTAGCGTTCGCTCCGGTACAGGCAGTTCTGTGGGTGGATCAACCGCTCGCCCGTGTCGTGGGCAAAGCGTTTTGCGATGAGGGCTTCCTGTTCTTTTCCCCAGTACATGGCGTCTGATTCGGGAAAATCGTCCGCCAGACCGACCTTGGAAAGGTAGACGCTCATCGGGTTGCTGTTCTTGAACGGGGAAAGCCCGAGGATCGCGGCGATGTCGCTTCCGCCCAAACCGGACATGCGCGCCTTCACCCATTCGTTCTCGGTCTGGTAGCTCTCGACAATCACGCCAGGGAAGCTCGGAGCCTGTTCCAGACTTGCCGCCTCTTGCCTTGTCATGCCAACCGCCCCTTTCGTGTTATCCTGAGGGCATGCCGCCCCCGGAAATGCGTTACTTGCCTACCGTTTCCGGTTCCATTTCCCGGCATAGGTGGAGTGGGATGAAAACCCTGCGCCCACAGGAAAAATCCCTCTCCACCTTCACCCTGGCCGCCTCATCGACCGAAATCTCGTATTCCTTCCCTCCCTTCTCGGAGAACCGGATCGTTTTCGCCCCGTTCCGCACCGCGTCGTCGAATTGCGGCTTGTCGATCCCGTGGCTTCCGATCTTTCCGATGCATTGCAGCCTTCCGCTCCTGGTGCAGAACTTCGTCAGGATTCCGCCCTCCAGTCTTGCCACAACCGTTCCGCCGCTCCTGTAAATCCGTTCCTTCATTGCAACCCCCTCCCTTCAAATCCCTGCCAAGCCTGAAACCATCCGCCATAGCTCCTGCCCTTCGTTCGTGTCCGGACGCCCGTCCATCAGGTCCGCTACCGCAACGAGAGTCCTTCTCGGGTCGTCCAGGAAGCCGTGAAGCTCCCCGAGCAACCCTGGATCGACTACCGCTTTGCCCTTGCCCCGGTTCCCCGCTTCCGCGCCGGGGCGGGAGTAGGGTTTCCGATCAGATCGTCGATCGTGCAACCCAGGACCCGCGCCAAAGCCCTTAGCGTCGCGTCGTCTCGGGGGCTTCTGCTCCCGTTCTCCCACCGGGTTATCGTCCCTCGGGTTGTACCCACTATGGAAGCAAGCTGAGCTCCGGACAACCCCTTTGCTTCTCTCAGTTTCTTGAGGTTTTGCATCTCTTCACCCCCCTTCCGCAAATCAATTATATGCTTCCAATCTGGAAGCGCAATGAGTCTTAAGACCCATTTGTTTCCATAATGGAAGCGTATCGTTTCCATATTGGGGGCTTTACGGGTGCTTCCAAAGTGGAAAAATGGTGTGTGGGACGGTTAGAAGGGGCGGGTATCGATGACTCTTGGGAAAAGAATTTCTACAGCTCGAGAACGTAAGGGGATAAGCCAGTCGCGTCTTTCCGAGTTGCTAGGCGTTACTCGAGGAACAATCACAAGGTGGGAAAACGACACCAGAACTCCGGATGACGAGACCAAAAGGAAGATCGCCGACATCCTCGGCGTCTCGGTCTCCTATCTCATGGGCGAGGAGCCCCAGGACGCACGCCTGACCCTCGTCGATCCCTCGACCCAGATCCGCATTCCCCTCCTGGACATGAACACGACCGCCTGCGCAGGAGCCGGGAACGGTCTCGACTACGCCGACTTCGCCGTTGCCGATACCATCCTGGTGGACCGCGAAGGGCTCGGGACCATAGACCCGCACCGGCGCCCCTTTGCCATGCTCGTGGAGGGGACCTCCATGGAGGGCGCCCTCGTCCCGGACGGTTCCACTCTCGTCATCAACCCAGCAGAGGAAGTCCGCCAGGGAGATGTTGCCCTGATTTCCTACCGCGGAAACCGGAGCGTCAAATGGGTCATCTACAAACAGGACGGCTCAATAGAGCTGCACTCGTCCAGCACACCGACCATCACGATCCCGCTCGACGAGGCGACAAATCCGGAATGGTTCAGGATCGTGGGGAAAGTCATGAAGATCAGGACCGAGCACGAACCGAGAAGACTGGTATAAACTTGAAATATCCCCAAACTACGGAGGCGATCACATGAAGCGGCTTCGTCTTTTTTTGACTGTTTTTTTATTAACTCTCAGTTTGAACACAGTCACCACGGCCAACGCGGAAATCCTCAAGCCCTTCGGGACGGTCACGAAAGAGGGCATCATCCGCCAGCATTTGATGAACAAGGACAATCCGCCCGTCGTGGGTCTTTATGAAATCCTCCAGATCGTCGTCCAGACGGAAAACATGGCTCCGTACGGGATAATCGCCATCCTCAGGAACACGACGAAAGAAAAGACAGATTACGAATACCTCGGAATCTGGGTTGAAAAGGATGGGGAAACGAATTTCGAAATGAACGGTGCCCTTTGCTGCTTGTTCAACGAACTGTCCCCGACGGTGTTCCGAGGGAAAACATTTGCTGACCTTCTTGGACCGGTATTTCAAATCGCGACGGTCCCGACCACCGCGATCTTCGAACTCTCAGGACCGCTTCTCAAGACAACCTGGGGGAAAATGCCGACGACTCAACCGATAAACCTTTTGCGACTCGACCTGGATAAAGAACTCAAGACTGTGGCTCACAAGCTTTTCGGCGCCAAACTGCAAAAAACGGAAGACGGGAGCTTCCTGATCATCGGTATAACTCCAGGCTCCAGAAGCGCGAAAGCGGATCTACGGAAAGGAGACGTCATCTCAACCATCGACAGCAAGCCTTCGAAAGAGATACCGCTGGAAGAGGCTTTGAAGATTTTGGACAAAAACCCATCGGTCATTTTGGAAGTGCTCAGGGACGGAACCAGTAGCATTGTCTACGTGAAACCATAAACGGGGTTGAGGGAATAACATCATGAAATCGACCGTCAGAACCATTTCCTTGCTTTGCCTGGTGATCGGCCTATTCGTTTCTCCGATGCTCCTACTGATAGGAGCCGTGCTGTTCCTCGTCTCTGTGGGACTCGCTCCGGAAGGGACCAGAGCAGATGGTAAACCTAAAACGGGCGGACTGCTCGGCGGGCTTTGGGATGCCTACGCCGTCAGCGTGTCTACGAAAAAATGCCCTCATTGCGCCGAGCTCGTGAAGACCGAAGCGACCGTCTGCAAGCATTGCGGGAGAGACTTGCCTGCTTGACCGAGACTGACCATTTTCCCGGCATCGTGGAAGTGGCTTACATTGCGAGCTGGTAATGTCAACCATATCGTTGACATCAACGACATGGTCCCTCTATCTTCCTGATTCGCTCCCTGCGTCCCAGAACGCCGATGACAGGAGAAGCCTTCTCGTGTATTGCCCTGGTTTCCTCCTGGCTCATGGCGATGTACCGTCTCGTCATCGCCAGGTCTGTGTGCCCCATGATCCGCTGCAGCGTCAGGGCGTCCCCTCCATTCCTCAGGAAATACAAGGCAAAGGAATGCCTCAGGTCGTACGGCAGCACACGGGTTCCGATGGTGTTGCCGTATCGCTCCATGCGATCTTCCCAGGCACGCACGGTGAGCGCCTTCCCCTCGTAGGAGCAGAAGAGCGGAGCCGACCATTCCCGCGGTCTGCACTTCAGGAAATCCCTGATGCCCTCCTGGGTAGGGAAGGAAAACGGAAGGGTCCTCGACACCCGCGTCTTCGCGGTTTCCGCACGAACCCGAGCCTCCATCGCCCTCAGGTCCACGTCCTCTGCCCGCAACGCAAGGGCTTCCCTGGGGCGGATCCCCGTGTCCAGGGTCAGAAGAATCAGAGCATAATCCCTCGCGCCGGCAAAGCTCTTCCGGTCAGGCGCTTTTATCAGCGCTTCCAGGGCTTCTCGCGTCACCCTGACAATCCGGGATTCCGCCTTTCGCTTCTTGAATCCGCTCGTGGGGTTGTCGACCATGAAACCCTGATCGATGCACCACGCGAAGAACGCCCGGGAGTAGGACAGCCTCAAATTGTAGGTATGGGGATTTCTTGCCTCGGAAAGGTAAGCCAAAAAGGGGTGTGCAGGTTCCTGGAAGGAGAACCGGTGCCGCGCGATCAGGACGGACAGAAAATCCCTGATGCTTTTCAGGGTCGTTTCCGCGCGCCCCTTCCCGCGGAGAATGGAGAGGTAGGTCTCCAATGCCTCCTGTGTTGACGGGATGTTATCACGAAAAAAAAGAACCCGCCCCAT